TTTTTAAAATTTTTAAAACAAAAAGGTACTTCCTCGACGGAAAACCACCGGTGGTCGCCTCCGCGCGATGTTTGTCCGCATGTGAAAAATTTTTTCAAGTAGAAAGTACCATACCAATAGACACTTACGGAAGGAGGTCCAAAATGGCCACGGAAAGACCCAAAGTCAAGTTCGATGACAATGGCGAGATCATTGTCACCACAAAAGTGCTATGCCAGATTCTGGACCTCGGTCCGGAAATGATATCACGCCACAATCGTGCAGGTATGCCGAAGGTGGCAACGGGTTGGTGGAACGTTCGTGAAGTTCTTGTTTGGCTTGGCATGTCTAAGGATAAGGACGGAACGAAATCCGCTGCTCAAAGAAAACTTGAAGCCGAGGCTGACTATAAGGAAGCCAAAGCGAAACGCGAAAAGCGAATGAACGAAGTTCTTGAGGGCCAGTATATTGCGGTCGAGGATGTAACTCGTGAATGGACTGGACGCGTTAACGAATTGAAATCATCCCTTGGGCTGTTACCCAAAGCGGTTAGCAAAGAATTTCCAGATGCAGAAACAAGGGTGATTGTAGAGAGGACGGTGAATGAGTGTGTCAACGAGTACCTCGAAAGCTACGCGCGCGACGGCGTCTACACGAAAGCGAAGAAAAGTTAATTCTAAAAATTCTAAGAATCCGAATAAACAATGTCATTACAATTCATCGCACGATTCTAGTACATCGTTTACGTGGACGGCGCAAGAACTCGCAGCTTTCAAGCCTCCGGAGCGGTACACCGTTTCCACATGGGCCGATAAGTTCAGAGTACTCCCAAGCACTAGTGCAGAACCCGGGCCATGGCACACGCACCGCACTCCATATTTAAGAGAGCCTATGGATATGTTCAATAACAATCTGATTGAATCGATTGTACTATGCTTTGGTGCGCAGATTGGTAAGACAGAAACTGAGCTCAATATGATAGGGTTCGCACTTCATCAATCAAAAGCACCAACAATGATGGTGTATCCAACAGATACGTTAGCGAAATTTAATAGCGATAAACGTGTTGAGCCAATGATCAAGAACACAGAACCTCTGGCCAACATGTACAACGAAAACGAAAGTTCAAAGTTAGAACTCAACTTCAACACAGGGAACTACCTGGTATTGTCCGGTGCTAACTCTCCATCGAGCCTAGCGTCAAGGGCTATCAAGTATGTATTCTTCGATGAAGTTGATAAGTACCCAGTATTCTCCGGCAAGGAAGCCAATCCAATTAAGTTGGCAACGGAACGTACAAAGACGTTCGTTGATGCCAAACACGTGATGGTATCAACCCCAACAGTTGAGAATGGCAATATCTGGACCGCTTTTAAACAGGCTCACGCACAGAAAGAGTACTACGTACCGTGCCCACACTGTGGTGAGTATCAAAAGCTCGTGTTCAAACAGATTAAATGGCCCGATGAGGCTAAAGGCAATAAGGACCGCATCAGGGACACCGCCTATTATGAATGCGCGCATTGTAAGAAAGCGATTCACGATAAACACAAAATGGATATGCTCCGTAACGGAGAATGGCGAACTGAAAACGAACCCGATTGTCGAGTGCGTTCGGTTGGCTACCACTTATCGTCCTTGTATTCGCCATGGATAGCCTTTGGGAAAGTTGCGTATGAGTTCTATACTTCAAAAGACTTTCCGGACCAATTTATGAACTTTATCAACTCTTGGCTAGCAGAACCTTGGCGAAGCGCTAAGACGAAGAGCACACAAACGCTACACTTCACGGAATCAACCTTTGAGCGTGGCGTAGTACCGGATAAGGCAACGCTACTTATCGCTAGCGTTGACGTGCAGCTTGATCACTTCTGGTGGGAGGTTAGGGCCTACGCGCCAGGCGTGAAGTCCTATCTCATCGACTATGGCCAAGCTAGTACTTGGGATGACTTAGAGGAGATCATAGTCAACAGGGAATATCCAACAGAATACGGCGAACCTAGACAGGTGATGAAGGCGGGCATTGACTCAGGCTTCAGAACGGACGAGGTGTACCAATTCTGTGCAAGGTTCCCGGAAATATGTATTCCGTTAAAAGGCTCATCGAATCATAAGACACTAACGGCGCCGTACTCAATGTCAAGCGTTGAGAAGGGTGTTATCGGGGGCCTTAAATTGTACGTCCTTAATACGGACTACTGGAAGGACTTTATATTTGCGCGGATGGTGCGGCCAACTGATGAGGTCGGTACAATCCATCTGTTCAAGGATTGTCCACAGGAATATACTGACCATCTCCGGTCGGAAGAAAAACAAGAAATTCGCAACGTGAAAACGGGTGAAGTTACGGTGCAGTGGAAACCGCTCACCGGACACCCTACGAATCATTTGCTAGATACATGTACATACAATGCTGCGGTAGCAGACATCGCAGGGGTGAAGTATTTAACTGAACCCGAAGAATACGAAGAATCTAATTCCGTACCCGAGGATATCGACTACGGCGTAGGAATGGGAAATACGAACCATTGGTTTAGATAAGGAGGTGAACCATGAGCGATGTAAATGAACAATTGGACCGTATCCGTGAGGTCATCGAGGATATCGAAACTAAAGGATACTCCGAGTTACAGATTGGCGGTAAGCGGTTCAAAGCGATTGACCTTCCTGTGTTATATGCACGAGAACAAACGTTAATGCAACGTGTCCATGAGGAAGCAAACGGCTTCCAGAGTGATGCATACGTGACATGGGGTGGACGATGAATATCTTAGATAAGGTAATCGGTTGGGTTAGCCCTGAGAGGGCGCTTAATCGTATCGCAGCACGAGAGGCTATCCGCCAATATGATGCGGCGTCAATGGACCGATTGAGTAGCGACTGGCAACCTGCTTATGGCACAGCAGAACAGTTGGCCACCGGTGCACGTGATCTTATTCGAGGTCGAGCTCGTGCAGCTGAAATGAACAGCGACTTAGCCGAGTCTGTGGTAACGGCTTTAATTCGTAACGTTATTGGCGTTGGAATTAAACCACAGGCGAAGGTAAGAAGCGGTAAAGGTAAGTTAAACACAAACCTTAACAACAAAATCGAAAAAGCCTGGGACAAATGGACTGAAGCGGAAAACGCGGATGTCCGAGGCCTGTCTAACTTTTACGAGTTACAGTCTATCGCGCTACGACGGATGCTCTACGATGGCGAAATTCTCGTCAACAAAACGGCACAAGGCGAATACCTTCCGTTATCGATTCAATTGATTGAAGCAGAGAATATCGGAGCGGTTAGCCTACAACATGGTAAGAATAACATCATCAACGGCGTGGAGGTTAACGAATATGGGAGACCAGTTGCGTATCACGTATATCAAAGCGATCCAATGGGGTTACGCAGTTTCGACGCATTACGGCTAACTACTAACCAGGCGTTCTTATTATTCAAGCCTACTCGTACCTCTCAACTTCGAGGGATGAGTCACCTGGCATTAGTCCTTCGCCGTATCCACGATATTGATGAATACATGGATGCAGACCTAATTGCTGCACGTGTATCCGCATGTTATAGTGCGTTTATTACTTCTCAAAACTCAGCACGTCAAACGGCGATATTACCTAGGGACAGTAAAGGACGTCCTAATATGACCCTAGCACCAGGTATGGTTAGACACCTTAGCCCTGGTGAATCTATTGAGTTCGCAGACCCTAAACGTAATGCAGGGACTGCTAGTGAATACTCGGCAACTCAGACACGGAGAATATCCTCCGGTCTAGGAATGAGCGCGGATATCGTGGCTCGTAATATATCAGGTAACTTCTCAGCAGCAAGGCAAAATCTGTTAGAGGACCAAAAGACCTTCCGCCAATGGCAAGAATTTGTTATCGCACACTTTTGCATGCCGATTTGGAAAGCCTTTATTGACGCAATGTACCTAGCCGGTGAACTACCATCTGACTACTTGGCGAATAAGGACAAGTACCAAGAAGTATCTTGGCTCGCGCCAGGTTGGTCGTGGATAGACCCAGTGAAGGAAGTGTCTGCCAATAAGGAAGCTATCAAGTCCGGCCTTACAACCTTAGAGGATGTGTGCGCAGCATCTGGGCGTGATTGGGAAGAAGTTCTTGAACAACGGAAACTCGAACAGGATAGGGCCAAGGAGCTTGGTGTGTTACTTGATTATTCCAGTGAGTTGCAACCATTGAAGGACCCAGATAGTGGCGATAACGTCCAACAATCATAGGAAGGAGCTGATGGCTAACAATGGACGAAAATGAAAAACGTAGCATTTATGGCAACTATTGCCGTGAATCTACGATTGACCAAGTCGACTCCGACAATCGGACGGTAGAAATTTCCTTCTCCTCCGAAACGCCATATGGCCGTTGGTTCGGCGATGAAATCCTTTGCCATGATGAAGAATGTATCAATCTTGATAGATTTAACGATGGCTTAGGCACCGTGCTATTTAACCATGATCGTGATGCGGTCGTGGGGCATATCGAAAAGGTGTGGATTGAAGATAATCGAGGTAAAGCGCTAGTACGCTTTGATGAAGATGAACAATCCGACGCCATATTCAAGAAAGTCCAATCCGGTACGCTTCAAGGTGTTAGCGTTGGTTACACTATTAAACGCTATGAAGTGTTAGAAGATGATAGTACTACATCTACGAATGGCCGTTTCACAGGCCCGGCATACGTCATCACAGATTGGGAACCTTTAGAAATCAGCATTGTATCCGTACCTGCAGACCTTACGGTCGGCGTAGGTCGCAGTGCAGATGATATTCAAATTCATACAAGAATTGACACACAGGAGGAAAACAAAGGTATGGGTGAAAAAGAAAAATTAACTGAAACTCCAGAAGTGAAATCCGCTCCAGTTGACGCTGGTATCACAAAAGAAGAATTGGCGAAAGCTATGGAAGAAGAACGTAAACGTACTTCTGAAATTACAGCTATGTTCCGCGACTTCGATGTTGAAGGCGCGGATGAAGCAATCGTATTGGGCAAATCCGTTGACGAAGCACGTGCAATGGTTATGGACCAATTACGTGCGCGTAACGCAGGCGTGTCCGTTAAAATGGGCGAATCTGAATCCGATAAATTCCGTGCAGCTGCACAAGATGCAGTATTAATGGCGGCAGGCATTCAAGTAGCTGAACCGGCACCAGGTGCTAACGAATTACGCGCACATTCCTTAGTTGAATTAGCACGTGAAGCATTACAACGTGAAGGCCTTCGTGCTAACTTTGGCGATAATTTGGAATTGGCTCGTGAAGCTATTAACTCCACATCCACATTCCCTGCTATCATGTCCAACTTAGCGAATAAATCCGTAATGAACGGTTTTAACGAAGCAGAAACTACTTACCAATTATGGGCAGGTAAAGGCTCTAATCGTGACTTCAAGGAAGCTACACGCGTAGCATTATCTGAAGCAGGCGACTTGGAATTAGTTCCAGAAGGTAGCCAATTCAAAGCTATGACATTCAAGGAAGCTTCCGCGCGTACTAAAGTCGCTACTTACGGCAAATTATTCAGCTTAACACGTCAAGCAATCATCAACGATGACCTTGGTATGTTCTCCGCTATCGCAACTCGTTTTGGCTCCGCGGCTAAACGTTTGGTGAACAAAATGGTATACGCACAATTGACAGGTAACGTAGAAATGGAAGATGGCGTTACATTGTTCCATAGCAAACATGGTAATGTTGCGACAACTGGTGAAGCGTTAAGCGTAAAAGCTATTGCTAAAGCAGTAACTGCTATGCGCCGTCAAAAGGGTATCCAAGGTACGGCTACACTTAATATCACACCTAAATACTTAATCGTTCCACCTGAACTTGAAATGGTAGCATACCAACTCATGAACTCCACTGCAGACGTGGCAGGTGTTAACTCCGGTGTGGTTAACCCATACAAAGGTCGATTCACGGTTATCGCTGATGCAGAAATCACTGACCCAGATGCATGGTACTTAGTAGCGGATGCAACTCAACACGATACTATTGAAACTACATTCTTGAACGGTGTAGAAGCTCCACGCTTAGAAACTCGCCAAGGCTTTGATGTAGATGGTATCGAATATAAAGTTGCATTGGACGTAGGCGTACGTGCACTTGACTTCCGTGGATTGTATAAAAACGCAGGTAAATAATTAGGGGGTAACGATATATGATGACACAATTCGTACAAGAAACTGACCGCATTGACATTACTGCAACTGCAGAAGTCAAAGCCGGTAATATCGTAGAAGCAGGCGCACTTCACGGTGTGGCTATCACTGATTTAAAAGTCGGTGAAGTCGGCGCCATTAAAGTATCCGGCGTATTCAAAGTAACTGCTAATAAGACAGATACTTTTGAAGTCGGCGATGTAGTTAACTTCTTGACAGATAAAGCTGTTAAAACAGGCGGTAAACCATTGGGTATCGCAGTAGCACCTAAAACTGCTACACAAGATACTGTTACCGTTATGCTAGTGCAAGCTGTCAAAGTTGGCGCATAGTCAATAGCTATATTATGAGGATAACGGGGGCCACATGCCCCCGTTAAACCTATGAGGTACAAATATGTATACATACGATGAAAACGTCCTCCTGGGGGCATTTGGTGAGAAAATCACATATGAAGGTAAGGCCATCAAGGCGAGCGTGGAAATCGGTGAGTACGATGGCAAGGGCTCCGGCTTCGTAACCGGATTAGCTGATAAGGCTAAAATTTGGGTGCGTGTTAAGGATATACCACTCCCTAAGACGAAGGATGAAATCTACATCCACGGCAAGAAGTGGTATGTGGAGCATATCTCCGATAGCGACGATAAGATGCACTGCCTAGAAATCGTGGCCAACGTAAGGACGGTGAGACCATGAGTAATGAGCCTATCACCATTAATGATGGAGCTACACCGTATCTCGAATTTATCGCTAAAACGAAACCAGACTGGATGCGTAAGGCGATGAAGTCCATGGGGTTCATGATGTCTAAGGCTATCAAGGAAGGCATCAAGTCCGGAGCGCCAGGCGGTAAGAAATATGCTAGCTTCATGCCACCGGCTATGCGGGCACAACTCGAAGCAGCATTCGGCGCTAAAGTTAGAAGAGCCTACAGAAAAGGTGGCAAAGCTGACCGAGAGGGGTGGACGCATAAGTCTCGTGATGAACTTATCGCTAGTGGCGTAAAAGCCGGCACAGTTGGATACACGCCTCTCGGCAAAATGTACCGGGCCGTAGGATACCAGTACGACGCTAAGTCTGAATCGGTTAAAGTCGGATGGCTATCTAATTCAGCTAAGAAATTAGGGGAACAGATAGAAAAGGGCTACACCAAGGAAATAACAGAGAACATGCGTAAGAAACTATTCGCGCATGGGTTCCAGTTGGCCAAGGGGAAAACGACTTTCACCATTAAACCCCGTGAAACCTTCGGGCCGATGCGTAACGCCCTTCAACCTAAACTCGTACCGTTCCTTGAAAAGAAAATCGGTGAGTACGCACTCGGTAACACCTCATGGGGCTCCAGTAATCGAGTATACAAAGTGAGGTAGCTATGCAAACAATTCCACTCGCAGTGATTGCGAATCGTTGGGTTGAGGCTATTAAGGATAATGATCATATCAATGAGTTCTGTCAAGCAAAGTATGGTAAGGACCTATCCATATTCGTAGGTTATGACGATGCAGGGGCTCCTCTTGAGGAGGATTGCCCATGCGTAATCGTCCTTATGGATAGTAAGTCCGAAGGGCTTGCGGATTCCTATTCGTATACACTCCAACTCGTATGGGGCGTACATCGGAAGGAAGCGGAGCGTAATGGCCGTGTCATTACTTATACAGGGGCCTTTGAAACCGATGAACTTGGCCAGCTACTCATTGAATGTATTATGGCCGTCAACCCTAATTATCCAGTCATTAACATTGACTATGAAACGGATAATGTATCGTGGCGCCCTGTGTATCCAGGAAAGGCCACATTCACAATAGAAATACCGCACGTAATCGGCGGTCACGTTGAATATTAATAGGAGGATAACATGGCAGTAGCTAAACGTGCGCAAGGCGCACAATCCAAATTAACAATGGCTTTTGAGACTGACTTTGGCGTTACACCGTCCACCGGTGGCGTGGTTATGCCAATCATTAGCTCCTCTTTAAAAGCAAGTCAAAATCTAAATGATTCTAATGTAATTCGCGGTACGCGAAATCCAGCTGCACCTAGCCGGGGTAACATCGATGCATCCGGCAGTATTACACCACCGGTCGATGTAATCGGCTTCGGCTATTGGTTGAAATTAGCCTTTGGCGCGCCTACTTCTACAGCCGGTGCAGGCTCCGCACATAAGCATGTGTTTAAAATTGGTCCGGATATGCCATCCGCTACATTCGAGCAAGGCTATAAGGATATCAGCACGTATCAACAATTCAGCGGTGTACGCATGAACAAAATGGCGCTTAACTTTGGTGGCGACTCCGAGTTAACAGCCACTATCGACGTAATGGGGTGTAAGGAAACAATGGCGGCAGTGCCATTTGATACAGCACCTACTCAAATTGCATTTACGCCGTTTGAAAACCTTGAAGCCACAATCAAAGAAGGTGGCGTGACAGTGGCTAACGTATTGTCCCTAAGCGTTAACATTGATTTCGGCTTGGATGGTGATTCCTACGCTATCGGTAATAAAGGGTTCCGTACCTATATCGATACAGGTATTGTCGGTGTATCCGGTACTTTGAAAGCGTTCTTCCAAAACATGGACCTTTTAAACAAAGCCGTAAATGGTACAGAATCTAGCCTTGAATTGACACTCACCAAAGGCACTAACTCTTTGGTTATCAAATTACCTGAATTGATTTACGAACGTAACTCCCCAGGTATCGATGGGCCTAAAGGCGTTAATATCGAAATGCCATTCAAGGCATACTATGGTGACGATGCTGAAGCATCTGCTATTCTATTCGAATTAACTAATACGCAAGCAGCATATTAATGGGAGGTAAGGATGAAGATTCAAGGTAAGGAAATAAAAGCTAGAGCCCTCACATGGTCTGAACGTGAAATGTTGATTAAAGCAGGATTGGACTTCGTATATTGTCCAGTCGAAGAAGATGATCAACTTGCAGGTATCATTCGTAGCCGTGACATTATGCGGTTCATCTTGATGGATGTATATGGCCTTAGTGATGAGGACCTTAATACTGTATCTGACAAAGAAGCTATGGACTTCGCAGGTAAAGTTATCACAGCTACATTCCAGGTACAAGCCGATACAGAAAAAAACTAAAAGAGGTGTGGGGGTGGATGTCCTCTGACCGTCCGAAGTATTGCCAAGGGTGCAGGGAGTTACAATCCGCCACCCGGCAGTCCTTCGACTGCTCGGAGTGTGAATACAATCCTCCGCACCTATTATTTGGCACGAAATTGGCTATGAAACTGTATACCCTATCACGCAGTCAACGCATATATCATACAGGAGGGCTAGCCGGATTCGATTATCCGGCCATCCGCACAGTTGCGGAAATGAATAATATCAACCTGGGTCCGATGTTATTCAACCTCATGTGGATATTAGAGGGATTAGAAATGGAGGCGATGAATAAGGATGTCGAATAACGTAGTAGATATCGTAGTGCAACTGACCGATAAGAATACGAAAGCCGGTTTAGAGAAAATCGCAGCCGCCTCTAAGGGTACAGTTGCAGAGCTAGCAAAATTAAAAACAGAGATGTTGACCATTGGAGCTGGTGCGGGTATCACCGGTCTAGGGTCAAAGCTTGCCAAAGAGGCACTCGATTGGAATTTATCAGTTAAGAAAATGCAGTCCTTGACAGGTGCCACTGCTGAGCAAGCTAGTACTTTTATATCCGTGGCCAACTATATGGGCGTAGCTACCGACGTAAGCACTACGGCGTTTGCCAAGTTTGCGAAGGCGGTATCCAACGCACAAGATAAAATGCAAACAGCCTCGGCTGAGGGGAAGCTTGCGACCGATATGTTCAGTCGGTTAGGGATTAGTATTGATCAGATTCAAGGGAAGAACACTCTTGAAGTATTCCAGATTATCCAAGAACGCCTAAGGGGCATGAAGGACGGCGCGGAAAAAACTCGCGTCGAAATGGAGTTGTTCGGTAAAACCGGGTACCAACTCCATGGCATGTTGAATATGTCTGCAGAGGCGATGAAGCAAGTCGAGGACCGGGCACGTGCTATGGGCCTTATTATTGACGATGAAGCGGCTAAGAAATCGGCGCAGTTCAATCGCCAATTAAAGGACATGGAACAGACCGGAAAACGTTTGGCCATCATGATTGGCCAAGAGTTATTGCCAGTGATTATGGACTACACGCAATGGGCTATCGACTTAACAAAGTCCTATAGTAGCATGGCCACCGAACAAAAGGAAGCTATCTCGGGGGTAGTGAAATTTAGTTTTGAGGCGGGTATCGCTGTTACTGTAATTCAGTCCGTAACGACTGCATTGAAGTTCATGAGACTTGCTACATTAGCGGCTGCAGGTCCTTGGGTAGCCTTGGCCAGTGCTATCGCGTTGGCAGGTAAAGCATTGCTTGACTACCGATACAAGGAGCGCACTAAAGGTACTGACCTAGGTGTTGAAGTCAACGGCATGAAAGCCCATCGGAATCTGAACTCCGATAAGGGTACAAGCGAAGCCTACATGGCTAACCATGACGGCCGGTACTGGGTTGAGGATAGTTCCTTTTTCGGGCTTATTAAGAATGCCCGCCTAGCCACTAAGGAGGAAGGTGCTCAAATCGACGCTGCGATGAAAGCTAAGGAAGAGGCTGACGCGGCGAAGAAGAAGGCTGAAGAAGAACAGGCCAGGTTAGACCAAGAAATCGAGAACGCTAAGAACGGCTTATCGAATAACGAAGCCATTAATAAGGCTAATGAGGAAGCAGGTAAAGCGGCGAAGGCTCAAGAAGCGGCAGCTAAGAAAGCAGAACAAGCGGCTGAAAAATTAGCTAGCTCCGTGGAACGTCTTAACGACATGATTCGAAGCCTAACGCTTCAATCGTTGGAGATTGATGGCAGTCAGTATGAAATCGATAAGCTCAACGCTAAGAATCAATATGAATCGAATAATAAGAACATTCGAGATATTATTCGTTCCGCAGCGGGGCTTAATAGCGTAGGCGGTGGAAGTGGTGAAGCTTCCGGCGTATTAGCTGCAGCTAATGCTCAACTTGGCAAGGCCTACTCACTAGGCGCCGATGGTACTTGGGCTACGGACTGTGGCAAGCTATTTGCGGATTCTGTTAAGGAGACCTTCGGAAAGGACGTACCAAGATATGTTCCTTCCATTATGGATGCGGCAGCCGCTGCGGGCGCATGGCATCCGGCGGGTGATGGATATACTCCTCAAGCAGGCGATGGCGTCGTAGTCCTTGGTGATAATCACATTGTAATCTCTGACGGTAACGGCGGATACACTGGTGCTAATTCTAGTACAGGGGTAGTTGCTAAGCAGTCTGTTGAAGGTGATTTCGGGGCGGTTACAGGGTATGTCGATACGGCTAAATTGGTAGGCACATCCGCAAGCGTATCGGCTTCTAATGATGCCCTTAAGAACGCTAACGCGCGAGCGTTGGCCAACTCCAATCTAGTGGCCGAGGCAAGGGCTAAGAACGAAGAAGTATATCAAAAGAAACTTGCTGAGGCGGAACGAAATCAAACTATCCGCGTTCGCAAGATGAATGAGGATATTACGAAACTTGACCTTGAGCGTACAGGGGACAGACTCCAACTTATCAAGACTGAGTCCGATGCGCAAAAGGCTCAGATTGAGGATAACGTTCGTGAGTACACCAAGGCCGTAGGGGACAAGAAACTCGCTGAGAAGAAGGCAGAGTCGGAACGATTGAAACTCGTAGCCGATACTGAGCAGAAAATCAGAGAGCTTGCCTACACACAAACAACTGAAGCATTAGATCATCAGTCCAACCTGGTGAAACTTGGCCACCTTACACAGGACCAGTCCGATGCCATCTTGGCGGAACAATTGCAAGCCTACATCGACTACTCGAAGGACGAGCTAGCTAATGCACAGATGACGGCTACGCAACGCCTACAGATTGAGAAGAACCTAGTTGAGGCCCAACAAAAGCTATGGGAGATGGCAGGGCGTAACTTGAAATCTCGATTGAAGGAAGCAGCGCGCCAATATCAAGAGGAAACAGTGAATTATGCTGACCTTGCGAAGTCGACCTTTGACAGTACCATGAGTAATATCAATTCGACGTGGACAAATAATCTCGAGGCTATGGCCACGGGTACGAAGTCCTTCAGTAAAGGGCTAATCAGCATATTCAAGGATATGACGAATAGCATTATTAAGATGATGGTGAACCTATCATTTCAACAATACCTACAACCTAAGCTACAAGGCTTATTCGGCGGATTGGCTGGAGGTATAGGAAATATTGGTGGAGGCGGTCGTACCTTCTCCACAGGTAGATCCTTTAGCTCAGCGTTCAGTAGTCGAGGGTTCTCTAAGTTCGCATCCGGCGGGGTAGCGCCTACAGGTATGACATTGGTCGGTGAAAACGGTCCGGAGCTCCTTCAATTCAATGCTTCACATCGAATCTATAACGCTAGTCAAACTCGTAAGATGCTAGGTGGTAATCAGGGGAATAACGTTACTGTTAACATCATCAACCAATCTGGCCAAGCCCTTGAATCTGAGCAACAAAGCTCGAGATTCGATGGAGAAAATTACATCATCGATGTAATGGTTAAAGCCGTAACAAATAATAAAGGAGGTGCGCGGGATGCAATTAAAGCAGCCGCAGGTTAATCATGGCAACATTTCCAAACATTAGATATCCAATATATCCAATTCAAGAAACTACACCGGATATGACATATAAGGGCCAAGTGGAGAATATGACGATTATTAGTCGTCGTAAGACTACTAAGGCCTTACGGTCATACAACGTGAACTATAAGGTGCCGACCTCCGAATACTTACGGCTAAGAGCGTTCTTTGACGAGGTTAACTGTTCGACAGTATTTGACTGGACGAACCCTGAAACGAAGGAAACTATCAAGGTACGATTCAGTGATCAGTTAGACTTCGCAGCGAATGACTACGGCATATGGGTTGGCACCGTGAAATTACAGGAGGCATAACATGTTAACACTTTCAACAGCTTCTATATTGGAGAAAAACAAAATAGACGCCACAGGTGTATGGCTCATGCTCCTTGATATCGAATACAAAGGCGATATCGTTCGACTTGTGTATAACACGGAGGATATTACCTTCCAAGGGAACAAGTACATCGCGTTCCCATTCAAGTTAGCGGACGTCAACCATAACTCGACTGACCTTCCAAACGTTAAATTGTCCGTGTCCAATGTGACACGGACTATCCAACGCCTGGCGGAGGATAATCAAGGATTCACAGGCGCGAATGTCATTGTCCGTGTAATAAATACAAATGTGCCGAATGTGTGCGAAGTGGAAGAACACTTTGTTATTACGGGCTCCGTTGCTAATGCAGAATGGATGGAGTTCACGCTAGGTACGGATTTTAGCTTTACTCGTCGGTTCCCCTTAGTCCGCATCATGAAGGACTTTTGCCCTTTCAAATTCAAAGGTGTTCAGTGCGGATATAAGGGTACCGAGACCGAGTGTAATAAGACTTTGTCACGATGTCGGGCGCTAGGTAATAGCGTTCGTTTCGGAGGCGAGCCAACGATTCCACAGGGAGGTCTGTATGCATCTAACAAGTGATATGTCTGATATGCTAGGTACTCCATTTGAGGAGCTGAAATGTTGGGATGTAGTGGCCGAGGTGTATCGCCGTAATGGTGTTACACTTCCAAACTACACAGATATTCCTATGGACGAGTGGCAAGAGGTCAAGGAACCTACGGAGGGCAGTGTCCTGGTATTCTCTCTAAAAGGTAAGGATCTTGACCACGTAGGCGTGTATTTAGGTGATGGTCGATTCATTCACGCTACTAAGCCAAGCGGTGTATGTATCGAACATATTTCTAAATATGTTCCTAGGCTTAAACATATATACGATAGAAAGGAGTAGCCGATGATTAATGTAGTGCTAGTAAGGAATCCGTTTAAACCGGATCAGCATGAAACACAATACCGACCCTATAAGGCGAACATGCCATTAAGCTTTTACGCTAAACAAGATGGCGACTGGGTATACTCCATTAATGGCCAAGAGGCTACGCTTGATACTATCGTGAACGATGGCGATTATATCGTGGCCATGCCTCAAATCGATGGTAAGTTCTTTGGAATTATCTTAACCATAGGTCTTAGTATCGCTACAGGCGGTATCGCTAGTGGCGCTATATTTGGTATCCAAAGCCTAATATGGCGCACCGTACTCTCTATGGCCATTGGTATGATTGGCAATATGCTCGTCAATAAGTTAACCCAGCCAAAAGCTGACCGGTCTCATACGGACTCCGCACAGGCTAATACCTATGGATGGGGTGGCGCTAAGACTGTAACCGGTCAAGGGTACCCTCTAGCCGTTACGTACGGACGTATGAAGAGCGCAGGGCTCCTCTTATCTCGTCACATTATCAGTGATGGCGAAAAGCAGTACCTCAACCTCTTATACTGTGCCGGCGAAGGCGAGTTATCCAAAATCGAGGATATCCGCATTAACGCCAATCCAATTAGTAACTATCAGGATGTGCAAGTAGATATCCGATTAGGTACCAATGACCAAACTGTTATCCCGAATTTCAACGATAACTACGCCGACCAAGTACTCAACTATGAACTTAAAACCGGGTGGAGTACGCAACGTGTACAAGGTGACGCGTGCAATGCTATCGAGTTAACTATCAGCTTCCCTAATGGCTTGTACTACTCCAACGATACCGGCGGTATGGACGCTACATCGGTTACTCTTGATGCGGAAATCCGGAAAGTTGGGGAGGGTGAGGAGTGGCATAAGTTACCACTTTCCAATCAAAAGGGTATGCAAGCCTTCGTTAAGAAATCCGGAGACGGATGGTCCTTTACTCGTCAAAAGTCTGATGCAGAAATCGCTGAAGGCGACTATAAGGGCAAGGTTACAGAGGCTACAAACACCGCGTTCTATCGAGTGTACCGATTTGATAACCTCGATAAGGCGCAGTATGAAGTCCGTGTTCGCTGTTCCAGTAAGGATGGCAGTACAATTCGATACAACAATAAAGTGTACTGGAACCAGTTAACGCAGATTATATATGATGACTTCGTCCATCCAGGTAAGGCCTTAATTGGTATTAAAGCCTTGGCCACATCTCAACTTAACGGCTCTGACCCTGAAGTATCGTGGATACAAGAACGCTCCGCCGTATATGTGTTCAATCCATACCAACAAAAGTACGAAGTCCAACGTGCGGATAACCCGGCATGGGCGGCGTATGATCTACTTCACATGGCCCGTAAGTTTGGCGATGAATACGTCGTGTTTGGCCAACCTCATGGACGCATGGACTACGATGCATTTAAAGCCTGGGCAAATAACTGCGATAAGAACGGATTCACCTTTAACTATATCTACGATAGCGCTAGTCGCTTATGGGATGCTTTAAAATACCCGGAAAACGTAGGGCGAGGTAAAGTCATTCCACAGGGAACTAGGTTCACCTGTGTTAGCGATTATAAGTCAACACCGGTACAACTATTTACTGTGGCCAACATTAAACAAGGTAGCTTCTCCGAGGAGTTCCAAGGCATCCAAAGCCGTGCCAACTCCGTGGAAATCTCCTTCCTTAATAAGGATAAAGACTACGAACGCGATGTTATTCCCGTGTATGGTGATACCTACGATGAATCGGATACACTTACCAACCCTGCACAAATAGAGCTCATGGGCTGTACTAGCCTAGACCAGGCGTTCAAACATGGTAAGCACTACCTACGATGCAATAAGTACGAGGTGCGTACTGTATCTATCGAAGCCTTCACCGACGCCATAGCGTGTACGATAGGGGATATCATTCTTATTCAACATGATGTACCTGAATGGGGCGAAGGCGGTCGGGTAGTAGCTGTTACAGGTAATACCATCACCCTTGATAAGGAAGTATCGACGTTACCGGGCAAGCAGTACCAACTACTAATACGTAACAATGCTACCGATGCGGTGACTACGCTCACAGCGTTGAGCGTGATTGGCCGTAACGTAACGGTTAAGGAAACGATTGCAGTCGAACCAGGTAGCGTGTACGCCTTTGGAGAGTTAACCAAAGCAGCTAAACCGTTTAGAGTGCTAGCTATCACAGAGGGGGGTACAGACCTTACTCGTAAAATACAGTGCATGGAATACTATCCAGAAGTATATACGAGCGATGATGGCTCTGTTCCGGTTATCGATTATAAGTCTGAGGTCGGTAGCGACATCGAGGATATAGGCCTCGTAAGTGATGTATACGGTGCGAATGGTATTATGTACTCACGCATCGCCGTCCGTTGGCAACTGCCTCGTGATGGCAAGATAACCAACGTAGTAGTTAACTATCGGAACGCTAAAAGTGATACCTGGAAATACGTGGGGAACTTCCCCGCATCACCTAATAGCACGGAGATATCCGATGTATTATTAGGGGCAACCTATGAGGTTAGGGTGCAAGCGATTAACGATTTAGGTCAACTCACGACAGGGGTTACGAAGGAAATCGTTATCCCTAAGATGCAAGCGCCTGGCGATGTGCAGAACTTACACGTCATTAGTCGCTATAATCTAACCGCCGATAAAAGCGTGTACTATGACCTTCAAGTGATGTTCGAGCCGCCGGCTAATCCTGGCAACTTTGATAGTGCTGAGGTGTGGTACAAACTTAAATCTAAGAATGGCCAAGCCGTACCCGGTCAAGACTGGCAGTACGCAGGTAGCAGTAATAGCCAGGTTATTATCAAGGCTTTGGGCCCTGGTGAAGAGTACGAGGTTAAGGCCGTAGCCGTGGATAGGTTTGGTAATCGTTCCGATACTGCCCAGGTAGTTGACGTCGTAGTCAAGGCGATGGACGAAGTACCGGACATGCCTAAGAACTTTACTGTAGCCTTTAAGGACCACGCCACCGCATCATGGAACGATGTTCTAAACGCTGACGTGGACTACTACGAACTACGCACGGATAATGACCCAGGCAAGGACACCAACGCATTACTTGCGAAGGTGAAAGGGACCTCAGCTAATTTACCGCTTACGAAACGAAGCGGTACGGTGTACTTGTATGCACGAAGCACGCTCGGTAAGTACTCAACACCGGCAACGTATTCGTATAACTTGCCACAGTTAGAGGCGCCTACGTTCGAGGTCAAGGACCAACTCGGAGGGTTCAGCTTGTACTTTGGGGCGAAGCCTCCACAGGCTTACGTTATCCGTTGCCATGTTATTGGCGATGATCGTACAGACGATTTAGAGACAACGTCTAGCATGCTCACCTACTCTAATAAAGCCGGGGTATATCGTGTGCGGTGTGAATATGTCGACGTGTTCGGTAGTAGCTTAGTCGCTGAGAAGTCGGTCACTATTAAGGACAGAGTTGACAAGAGCCTACTTGATGCGAAAGCATTAGGCTTAAAAGCTATGGATGAATCCATCCAAGCCATGAACGCTGAAATCGGCACGATGAAAACATCTGTTAATGGGTTCGAATCTAAATTGGTTCAACTTGATAAGGGTATTACCCAAAAGGTAACTGACCTTAATCAGAACCTCTCTGGACAAATTACTACGCTAGCCAATGGTATTGACCTTCAGGTGACACAGGCTATCGGTAGTCTGAGTGGTAAGGATATCGTTAGCCGGATTAACTTATCCCCTGAAGGTACTCGAATCGATGGCAAGCTATTACACGTAACAGGCCAAGCACTGTTCGATAATAACATCATCACGGAGGGTATGCTCCAAGCCAACTCGGTAAGCGCGGATAAGATACAAGCCTTATCCATTAGTAGTGATAAGCTCCAAGCGGATAGTGTTACCGCTGATAAGTTAAAGGTTAATAGCCTTGACGCTATCACGGCAACGATTGGTACGCTTCGAACTAAGACGAGTGGCGCTCGTGTTGAGATATCCGATAACTTAATCCAGGTATTCGATGATAACAATGTACTGAGAGTGAGGTTAGGCCTATGGGACGACTAATTAGGTGGTTAAAAGAAAAGCTGACTTCGTTGTTTAGAAAGAAAGGTGATACTGTGCCAGCTGGAATACAAGTATTTGATGAACACGGTGAAACTGTAGCAGACCTATCTACAGGACTTACCAAGATTATTTGGACTAAGGAACTCACAACTATTGAGCCTGAGTTCTCGGTCAAGACTGACATATACAAAGGCCAAAAGTTATTCGCACTTCGTGAATATTATGGTACCTGTGGCTCGAATGACTATGAAGGTGATTATGTCAGCTATATTAACGGCGATACCGTTACTTTCGCGCCAGGCAATAAGGCCTATATCGGTAGACCTTGTCAAGTGAAGCTAATGATAGGAGTATGCGAATGAACATTTTAAAAGTAATCAATAACAAGAAAAACGTACTGCTCGATGATAATCAAACCTGTGCAATTCTTAAGCACAGGATAACGTTTAGTGGTACCGGGGAAATCCCATATGTTGGCGTGTATGCTACACCTGATTGGAAATACCGAATTTCGCAGTATCAAACCCGGAATGTTAGAGCAACGGGAACCACCTCATCGACGGCCCTTATTACAATTCCAATCACGCACAGGGAGTCTGATGAGTATTATATTTACTCTGTGGCTTCTGCTTCGCCATTAGAAATGGTATCAACTGGCGAACGTATGGCAGTTGATACGGCTACTGGGTTAAAAAAACCTTTATTTGTATGCCAGATTTATGCACCCTATACAACTGACATAGGGAGTATCCTACGAGGCCTTGAAATCTATGTGTACTCAAATAAGATTTCAAAATCTGAAACGTACGGCACGGAAGTATTTAACGAGAAAGGGAAGCCTGTTTTTAACAGCGCGAATTATTATATCCGTGCCAAGGATACATGCTTTAGACAATACAGAGAGACGGATACTACCTCGGATAAGTTCAAAGAATCTCACACATATGAGGTTACTAAATTAGGGTTAACAGTAGTTAACGCAGTACCAGGGCAGTATATAGGATTTGACGGAAATGTAGTGTATGCCTATCCGTCTGCAAGTTTGCCACCTAACTTTTTTAGGCCAACAAAGTTTTCAGGTACACTTCAATATATTGTTTCCGAATTAGACCAACATAAGCACTTCCCTGAATCCGTTGACCTAGCTGAACTCTAAGGAGGCCTATATGATTGAACAAGATATCACATTGTACGCAGGACAGGACTTTGGCATGACTTACATCGTGCCACCTGGCTCCGATATGGACCTAAGTCAATACGAGGCCGTCTGCAAAATTCGTAAACGGCCCTATGATGATATGAAATTAGAGTTAACGCCTGTGGTACAGTCTAAACAGGTAGGGTTCTTCATTAGCGGAAAGGATTCCGCTAAGGCCCAATTAAAGGGTGGTGATTACCTGTATGACGCGTTTATCTTTAATGATCATAAGTGGATAAAGCTCGGACAGGGCACAGTCACCATCGTTCCAGATATTTCAATGCACAAGTAAGGAGGTACTTGGTATGGAAAACGAATTAATTTTAAAACTTGATAAGGAAACCACAATTCCACTTATCGAGGGTTTAGGTAAAAGCGCCTATGCTATTGCAGTGGCTCATGGGTTCAGAGGTACAGAACAGGAATGGCTTGATAGCTTGAAAGGGATACAAGGTCCGCAAGGCGACCCTGGACCGAAAGGCGACCCATTCACCTATGAAGATTTCACCGCCGAACAGTTAGAGACCCTAAAAGGCCCTAAAGGCGATAAAGGTGAGGACGGACGAGACGGCGCAAGTGCTACAGCCGACAACGCTCATCAGTTATTATTGCAAGGTAACGTATGGGCCGAAAGTGCCAGCGTTGACGATGTATTCACCGCATTAATTGGTAATATGGGTAAGCCGTTCCCGCGGACAGACATTAAGCCTTTAACATTTACGCAACCAACAAAAGGACAAACAGAGCTATCATTACAAGGTGAGGACCATTATAAGGTCAGTCTTGAGGGTGGCGAACTTGTAGAAGTTGTGAATGGCTCGGCAAATATCACCATTCCAGCATATGGAAAATCTGATATTGTAGTTGATTATTTCAATATGTTAGGGGTAAAAGTATCAAATATTACTATTACTGGTATTAAGGAGTTACAATTTACAGACAAAAACGGAATTACAGTATTTAAAGAGGGGAACGTATTAACAGTTGACCTTACCAACCAAACGGAAAATATCGATAAGAATTATGATATTTCCGATAGACCTGCTTGGGTGTATGACGGCGTAACAGAATTTAAGTTTATTTCTAGCGCACCTAACAAAATTATTGGGTATGCGGAAACTAGCAAAATCCCAATTGACAACCTATATGCTACATTAAACACTATCGGCAACCCTAACATCAAAACTATTTACGCCCAATATGGCGAAATTGGTAAAATAACATCTGTACTTATGACTCGAAGAGCCTATAGAAGTGTTGGCGATGGAGCATCTCGTAAAGTAATATTCTTAGGGCAACAAAATATAAGAGCACAGGTTGAATTAGAGCGTATAAAAGCCGACTATTTTGCAGTAATGTCTGAACCATTTAACGGATCCGTTGCGGGGTTCGGTGATTTCTACACAACCGCACCAGATAATGAATAATTAGCTAACATAAGGGGGAACACATGCAAGAATTAACTGATTTCATGGGCGAGGCTTGGCGGACGTTGACGGATTCGTTCGTACTCAAAGCCTTGCTTGCATGTGTTCCCATTACGTAACTATCACACTTAGGGGGAGTGAATGGATATATTGAACGACATTTTAGTAATGCTGATTAGCGGTGTGTCACATGAGCATATTGTCAGTATGGGCGTTATCATCATATTAACGACCGTACTGTTATTCATTGACGCAGCGCAACGCATTACGACGGAGGTGCTTAGGTATAACAAGGATAATCACAGGAATAATACGCCTATAACATTACTTACAACGCTCGCATGGTATGGATGGGGGAAGGGTGGATACGTTGACGCGACTACAGGGCTGAAACGTAGGTACCTTATGAGTGAACGATTACGATCCGATTTACTGACGAAGTTATGCGTCCAGTACCCAGCATGGATGGTCTTATCGGTAGTATTTGAATCGCTACCGGATATCCCTATTCCAAATACTGAACTATTCATGGACCATATCTTCTCATTCCTATTCATGCTGATTCCGTTCTTCTCCGAATGTTGGTCAATTATCGAGAATTTACGTGAAATGGTTGAAGATGACCTCGTCGACTTTGGAAAGGTGTTCCAAGGTGTACTAGAAATTATCAGAGCATGGAGGGGTAATGGATAAGTTAGCTATCATTAACCGCATCAAGCGGTCATATCAGTCCATTCGAATCGCTGGCATACGGCCAACTGGAGTATTAGCAACGAGGGCGCTAGTCCTCGTCATGCTAGTACCGATGATATTAGTCGTTGCCCAGTATGTATTATCGACAATTAAAGGCTATGTATCTCCAGAAGCGAATCAGCTTATCGATAAGGGTATTCTTATCATTGACCATATATTCGTTCCATCGGTGCTTATGTCCATTGTTGGATTATGTGGCATGTTTATTGACAAAGACCATAACGGGATACCGGATAAGTTAGAGGAGCCTAATTCGTTGCCGGTGAACAGGCCAGGTATTCAACAATTAGCAGATGACGTTAACCATGATGAGAGGGGGAAATAAATGTTTCGACAAATTACAATGGACGAGCTAAAGTCCTTAGCGCTAGATGCATACGGCAAAATTGAAAAAGACTACTTACATTGGACTGGCGTCAAAGGTGGAAAACACTTCACAGATTACCATATCAACATCGACCGAGCTGGTACGATGTGGACCGATATGGAGGCCTTAACAGATTATAAAGAACATACCTACATGCGCAATAGTAATGCCGTAGGCATAGCTATTGAAGCGTGTTGGGATGCAGTCAGTGAAAATAATCTAGGTAGTGAACCGCCAACCAAAGAACAGTTAACTACTATGACACAAATTATGGCAGTGCTCACTATTAACGCGGGTGTACCACTTGATATACAACATCAAATGACACACGCCGAGGCGGCCGATAATAAGGACGGCCTAGACCTCTATTATTTAGACCCGACGGGATACCCTAATAATACCTACGGCCCAGACTCCAACGTTGACCGATGGGACCTCTTAGTGGTTCATGCAGGTGATGAACGATGGAGCGGCGGGGACTGGTTACGTGGCACCGCTCGATGGTGGGGCGCACAGTGGGGTAGTACGATTTAGAAAGGAGTAATTATGTATGAAACTATCAAGACGAAAATTGTATCTGCGTTTACTCTTAAGCGCGTTATTTGTGGTGTGCTTAGCGTTCTTCTCATCGGTTTCGCATGCAGCCTCATCGGAGGGTACCTCGACACAAGAGCCGATTATCAGCGTACCCGTGAGCAGTTGGAACGAAATCAAAGGGCGCTTGATGCAAGCCGAAAGCTCAATCAACAACTCCGAGAAAGCGTTGCAGCAAGCCAACAGCTTAACCGCGACGCAGGGAACAGCATTAACAGAATTGAAGATTATCAACGAAGAACGGACGAAGGAATTGAACACGCTCAAAGCAATCAACGAGAAACAGGGGCAAGAATTAACGAAAGCCTCCAATCTCTTGACAACGCAAGAAGCGAAATTGAACGAAGCCTCGACGTCATTAGAAGAATTGAAAGAGCAAATCAAACGCAACAAACGAACTGAGCAACGTCTCAAACGGCAACGTGATACATGGGCCGTGGTAAGCGGTGTATTTGGATTAGCAGGTGCAATTCGTCGATGATTGAGAGGTGATCCATAATCTCCTGAGCATGAGCAGGTGGACTCATGGACTGATTTCAAAAGATTATCGAAAGAATGACAAAAGATTAAAAGGGCCTACTAACTTAGAAAATATCTAGGTT